CAGCAGAACATCGCGCGGTCGGTGCTGGCCGACTTCCTGATGCTCGGCAGCGGCGACAAAGGATCCTTCGCGCTATCGAAGAGCAAGACAGATCTCTTCCTCGCAGCGGCGGGCGGTTACACCGAGGCGATCGCGTCGGTCCTAAACCGGCAGCTCTTGACCCGCCTCTGGGAGCTCAACGGGTTCGACCCCGAGCTGATGCCGTCGATCTCCTTCGGTGACATCGCGCCGGTGGATCTGGCCGAGCTGGGCGCATTCGTGCGCGACATCGCAGGCGCAGGGATGCCGCTCTTCCCAGACGACGACACCGAGAACACGATCCGGCGCGCCGCCGGGTTCCCCGAGAAGACAATGGACCCCGATCTGCTCGGGGCCGCGCCCGTTCAACCTCTCGACACAGGAGTTCCCCAGTGAGGTTCCAAGTCTACCCCCGCGACATCTGGATCGACATCGACATCTGGAACATCTACGCGATCGAGGCGTCGATGTCCGGCAAGACGATGATCCTGCACGTCCCCGGCTTGCAGATCCCCGTCACGAACGGGCAGGATTACATCGAGACCGACGCCTTCGCGCGCGACTTCGTCGAGATGAGCGCGGCGCGCTGGATCCGGCCCTCGGCGATCACCTCGATGCAGCGGTTCGGAGACGATTATGTGCGCGTCCTGCTCGACGGGATCCGGCAACCGTTCGACCTCTTCCCCGGAGAAGCGCCGCTGCGTCAGGTTTACACCGAGTTTAAGCAGAAGCTCCCCGCCGAGACCCCCTCGTTCCTAGCTCTGGACGTCGCCGCATGAACATCGCGATCCGCAAGATGACAGCCTCCGACGCCGTGGCCGTCTTCTTGCGGGCAGCGGAGGGCATGGATCCGAAGATCGCGAGCGCCTTTATTCAGGCGATCGAGACGATCCGGCTCCGCGTTCCGGCAGAGAAGATCGCGCAGCTCATCGAGCGGCGCGACTTCACCTCGCTCGAGAACGCCTTCTCCGGGCACTTCACGTCGACCGAGTGGCAACCCTACGGAAAAGCAATCGAGCAGGCCGTCATCGCTGGGACGAAGGCGACAAGCGAGACGCAAGGCGTCGTAAACGGCGCGCAAGAGGACTTCGAGATCCGCGTCGGGCTGAACCCGCGCCTCGAGCAGTTCGCCCAGACCATGACCTCGACGCGGATCCGCGAGATCGACCAGACGACGCGCGACACGATCCGGCAGGTGCTGCAATCTGGGCTCACCGCAGGCGACGACCCGTTCGCAATCGCGCGCCGGATCAGGGGCTCGATCGGGCTGACGCAGCGCCAAGAGGCGGCGGTCAACAATTACGAGAGGATGCTGCGCGCGCTCGACCCCGAGGTGCTTGATCGCAAGCTCCGCGACCGGCGCAGCGACCCGACGGTGGCGCGGGCGATCAACAACGACAAGGCGCTCACCGACGCACAGGTGCGGTCTCTGGTGGACCGGTATCGCGACCGTTATGTCAAATATCGGGCGAACGTCATCGCGCGCACCGAGAGCATCCGCGCCGTGCAGGGCGCACAGTGGGAGCTCTTCCAAGACATGATAAACAAGGGGCAGATCGACGCTCGGCAGGTCCGCCGGACGTGGATCCACACCGGCGACGCGCACGTCCGCAACGCGCACTTGCAGATCCCCGCGATGAACCCGAAGGGCGTCGGGCAGAACGAGACCTTCTCGAGCCCCCTCGGGCCGATCCTCTACCCCGGCGATCCCAGCGCGCTCGCAGCGAACACGATCCAATGCAGGTGCGCGGTCTTCGCGCGCATCATCTCTCGCGGTCTGCTCCCGTCCTCCCCGGGAGCGGTCGTCGCGCCACCTCCGCCGCCACCGCGTCCGGTTCCCAGCGCACCTCCTCCCGCGCCGGTGATCTCGGATGCAGAGCGGCGGAGTGCTGGGCCCGCAACGCCTGCTCCGGCGTTCGCTTATGAGAGCTACACTCCGCTCAAATCTTTAGCAAAGATCGAGGATTATGTAAGGACGAGCGGCGTCGCTGGTAGGGTGGACCTCAAAGGGACAACCCTAGCAGCGTTGAACGTCGCGGTTCCTGCCATGCAAGAGGTCACCGAGCGGTTCGGGCTCTCGCCGCTTGCCGCGTTCGGATATGCCAAGCGGTTCTATGCGCGGGCTAAGGTCAACAGGCGCGCACTTGCGGCGATGTATCAGGTCACAGATGGGGCAACCGGAAACAGGGGGATGTTCCACATCCCCGCTTCTGGTTTTGGGGAAGGCGTGGAGGAATTAGCAGCACGCGAAAAAAGAAGTGCTGCGCGTTACATTGCTGAACGCGACGCCGCGTTGGCTAGTCCAAAGCCGGGGATCGTGATTGACCCGCGCGTGCGCGAACGCGTCAAGCAGATGGATGCGCTGGGCGGCAAGCCTTATAACTGGTGCGTGGACAGCACCTCGCTCGATAGCGCGTTCAGGGTGCGCTCGACCGTCTATCACGAATACGGGCACTACATCCATTTGCAAAACAGCCGCATCGGGCCGGAGCTCGACGCATTTCTTTTGCGCGAGAGGCCGCGCAGCACTGGGTGGGATCTGCTTCTCTCGGTCTACGGAAACACAAACGACAAAGAGTATATCGCGGAGACCTTCGCGATCTACATGGGGATGCCAGAGAGCGAGCATTTCCGCATTCATCCGGCATTGCTGGAGATTTACCGCAAACTGGACAAGAAGGTGACGAGATGACCTATCAAGAGCTCGCAAATCAGGTTTTCGCTCTACCGGCCAGCCAGAGAGAGGCGGCGGCGGAGAAGCTACTTAAATCCTACACCGAGGACGATAAGGATCTCGTCGAGCTTTACATCTACGAGGCGATCACGGCGGCGGATGACACGCAGAAGGTGATCTTGCTATGACAGAGGTCGGTTACACGAAGACGATCAAGCCGGTGCGTGATTGGAACGAGCGGGTCTGGCGGCTCATGTTCGCACAACAGCTCGAGATCACGCGCGGGCGCGTCGAGGGCTCGCAGGCGGTCGCAGTCTCGGGAACGATCACGGTCGGCGGCGCGGTGACGGACATCATGATCTGGCCGGGATCGACCGTGAAGGATCCGTCGGTCGCGCCGGTCGGCGGCGTGCAGATGACGCTCGTCTCGACCAGCGCGCAGGACGGTTCGGCGGGGACGGGGATCCGGACGCTGCGGTTCAATTACCTCGACGCGGATCTCAACCCGCACAGCGAGATCGTGACGCTCAACGGCACGACGCCGGTCGTGACCGTGGCGACCAATGTGCGCTGGGTCGGGGATCTGACCGGGCTCACCTTCGGATCCGAGAAGCACGCCGTCGGCGACATCACCGTGACGAACAGCGGCACGCGCTACAAGCTCCTCGATCTCGGCGCGCGCGCGACGCGCAGCACCTCCTTTCGCGTTCCCACAGGCAAGCGCCTGATCGTGCACTCGCTCTTTGCAGGGGCGTGCTCCGGAACAGCGGCGGCGAAGGTGCAGGTCTCTCTCGTCGCTTCGGTGATCGGCAACCTCGACGGGACCGTCGACCGCTTCGAGGACGTCGGTCTGCTCTTCCGGCAGGGCACGATCGAGCTGCAAGACAACACGACGACGCTCGCAGATGGCGCGCTGGGGGCATTTCCTGCGGGGTCGATCCTCGGTTTTCGCGTCACAACGGACAAGGGCGCGACCGCGTCGGCGGGGTTCTACGGGTGGCTCGAAGATGCAGATTAAGAGCGCGCAAAACATGGGAGGAGAGGACAGATCTCCCTATAGTGTTATCCTCTCCTCCCCTCCCTACATTTCACCGGTTGGAACCCGAAGGGGAACCCTGCTATCGCAGGGATACCCCTCCGAGGTTCTGGCCGATTTTGACCACCCGCGCGAGATCTGTCCTCCCGCGTCCTACAGAAGGATCTGATCCATGCCATATTCGACAAACGACGACCTACCTGACGCGGTGAAGCGCGTGCTCCCCTCCGATAAGGCGCGCACGATCTGGCGCACCGTCTTCAATGACAGCATGAAGCGCGGCTATCAGGAGGGCCGCTCGTTCGGCGCGGCATATGCGGCGATCGACAGCGCGGGCTTCAAGAAGGATCCGAAGACCGGCGTCTATGTCGAGAAGAGCATCGAGAAGGCGCTCTATCAGGGCCGCGAGGTCGAGCTCGACAAACCGTTCCGCTTACCGGCAGGCGCGAGCAAGAAGTTCGGCGTCTATGTCACCGCCGGAGACAAGATCAAGAAGGTCACGTTCGGGGATCCAAACATGGAGATCCGGCGCGACGATCCAGAAGCGCGCGCAAATTTCCGCGCGCGGCATTCATGCGACACCGCAACGGACAAGACCTCGGCGCGTTACTGGTCTTGCCAAATGTGGGAAAGTGGAACCTCAGTCTCGGAGATGACGAAGATGGAACAGATGAACAAGCGGCAGATCTCGGACGACGTCTTCACGACGGTCACCGAGGCGGTGCAGCGGTCGCACCAGCTCGGGCTCGGGCTGGTCGCGCATATGACCGAAGGCCCAGACGGGCAGGCGTTCTATATGCCGGGAGCATCGCATGACGATTACCTCGAGCTCGTCGGCCAGACCGGCATGGTCGCCGAAGACGGGGCCGAGGTCGAGAACCCAGCGGCGGAGCTGATCGAGAGCGTGATCAGTGCGGCGATCGAGGCCGTGATCGAGGCGACGATGGAGAAGCGCGCGGCAAAGATCATCAAGATCAACGACGAGGCGCGGATCGTCTGGGGCTGGGCGTCGGTCGTCTCGGTCGATGGTAAGCCTATGGTCGACCGGCAGGGCGACATCATCTCGGCCGAGGTGATGACAAAGGCCGCAGACCGCTTCATGGTCGACGTGCGCGTCGCTAAGGCCATGCACGAGGGCGCGCAGATCGGAGAGGTCATTCACTCCTTCCCGCTCACCAAAGAGCTGGGCGACGCGCTGGGCGTGCACTCTGCACTAGAAGGGTGGATCGTGGCTATGAAAGTTCACGACGATGGTGTATGGAATAGGGTGAAGAGCGGCGAGCTTGCCGCTTTCTCGATCGGAGGCATAGGGAAACGCAATGCCGTTTAACGTCACAGATCTCGAGCTGATCGAGCTGTCGCTCGTCGACGAGCCCGCCAACCCCGCAGCGCGCGTCGTTATGTTCAAGCGCGCCGCTCCGGACGATGACAAGATCCAAGAGTTGATCGACGGGGGGATGCCGGAGGCAGAAGCTCGAGATCAAGTTGCGCGTATGAGGCGCAACAAGGGGGCCGGACCGACCGGCGATCTGGACAAAGGAGACCGTTCGATGTCCGATCCAGAGAAGCGCCTCGAAGAGCTCGAGGCAGCAAACAAGCGCCTCGAGGCATCTCGCGACGCACTTGTGAAGTCGCTCGAGGGCGAGGGTTATGTCGTGCAGATCGCCGACGACGCCGTCACCGTCGAGAAGCGTAAACCGGAGGACTACATCGACGTCGCTGGTGAGGCCGTGCTGAAAAGCGCGCTCCCCGCAAGCGTTCTTGCGATGATCTCCAAGCAGGCTGGCGAGCTGGCCGAAGTAACGAAGAAGCTGGAAGCCGAAGAGCTGGTCAAGCGCGTGAGCGCCGAGATCCCGCATCTCTCGGGCGCTCCGGCGATGAAGGGCGCGGTTCTCAAGGCGGTCGACGCTATCACCGACGACGAGGTCCGCAAAGCCGCTCACGCTATGCTAAAAGGCGCGAACACTCTCGCCTCGAAGCTGACCCGCGAGTTCGGCACGGTCGCACCGGAAGAGACTGATGCGATGTCCGAGCTCAACAAGATGGCCGAAGATTATGCAGTCGAGAAGAAGGTGACGTTCGCCAAGGCATTCGCCGAGGTAACGCTGACCGGTCGCGGCGCGGAGCTCTTCGCTAAACGCAACGTGCAGTAAAGGGGGCCAAGATGGCAACTCAAGAAAATATGCTCTGCGTTACGCTCGAGGCTGGTGCAGACCTCTCGACGAAGCAGTTCTACTTCGTTTCCGTCGCTTCGGATGGTCAAATCGACCCCACCGGTGACGGGCTCGACGCGGACGGCGTCCTACAAGACGCTCCCGCAGCCGCAGGGCGCGCTGCGCTCGTGGCAATCGCTGGCAAGGTCAAGGTCGTCTGCGGTGGCGTCGTCACCCGTGGCGGTCCCGTGGCTTCGGATGCCAGCGGCACAGCGGTGAGCGCCGCAACCGGGGACATCATCCTCGGCGTGGCGCTTGAAACAGGTGCGGCAGGGCGGATCATCGAGATCCTCTTCCAGCCGCGCGGCGCAGCAGCATAAGGCAGGGGGATTTAAATCATGCCGCAACCTACCGTTGGCTCGTTCCACATCGACGCAGCCCTTACGAACATCTCCGTCGCATTGCTGCAAAACCCGCAGAGCTTCGTCTCTTCGCGCGTTTTCCAGAACGTGCCGGTGCAGAAGCAGTCGGACAAATACTTCACGTTCGATCGCTCCTACTTCAACCGCAACGGCGCTAAGAAGCGCGCCGCCGGTGCTCGTGTGTCCGAGGTCGGCTATGCCGTCTCGAACGATAGCTATTTCTGCGAAGAATATGGCGTAGCGATCCCGATCCCCGACCAGATCCGCGCAAACTCGGACGCAGCCGTGGATCCTGCTCGTGCAGCCGCAGAGCTGGCGACGCACCAGATGCTGATCCAGAAAGAGAACGACTTCTCGTCGTCCTTCTTCACGACCGGCTTGTGGGGCACTGACATTACCGGCGTGGCGTCTTCGCCTTCGACCGGTCAGGTCATCAAATGGTCGGACACCACCTCGGGCGACCCGATCGGCAACGTCCGCACCGGCATCGACACGATCTTGGGCAACACCGGCATCAAGCCAAATGTGATGGTCATGGGCCGTCAGGTTTACTCGACGCTGATCGACCACCCGGACGTCCAAGGCCGCATCAACGGCGGCGCGACCACCGCGCAACCGTCAATCGCTTCGTTGAACCTGCTCGCGCAGATCTTCGAGGTCGATGAGGTCATGGTCGGCGAAGCAATCCAGAACACCGCAGCCGAGGGCGACACCGCCGCTCACTCGTTCATTCTGGGCAAGAAGTGCTTGCTGACCTACCGCCCGGCAGCTCCGAGCATCATGACCCCCGCAGCGGGCTACACGTTCTCTTGGTCCGGTTATCTGGGCGGGACGAACGAGTATGGCTTCGTCGTCGACACCAAGCGTCGCGATGAAGAAGACACCGACGTGATCCGCGCTCGCGCTCACTACGATCACAAGCTGGTGTCTTCGTCGCTGGGCTACTTCTGGGACGCGATCGTCGCATGAAGACGCTCGAGCAACGATCTTTCCAGAAGTCGGACCCGCTCTTCGCGTTCCGCGCGTTCGTGGCTCACGGGCGTCGGTTTAACCGTGGCGCGGCGTTCGATTGGCAGTCTCTCGGGATCGCCGCAGAAAAGGTCGAGCTCCTATTCCGAGCGGGTAAGGTCCGCCATTACGCGCTCGGAAACCCTGAAATCGACCTCACAGACAAAGGTCTCGGCGAGAAGCTCGCCGAGGACGTTCCAGATCCCGCACCCGCCAAAAAGACGCGAGCGAAAAAGGTGACAGAATGACGTGGACCTACGGGGGAGCGCCCGGCACAACGAGCGCAGCAACGCGGCGGGACGCCGTGCGCCTCCTCGTAGGGGACACGGACACGACCGACCAGCAAGTCACCGACGAAGAGATCGCCTTCGCGCTCTCTCAGGGCTCCGACGACGTCTATGTCGCGGGCGCGGTCATATGTCGGGCACTCTCCGGCAAATATGCGCGCCTCGTCGACAGCAGCGTCGAGAGCGTCTCGTCGTCCTACTCGCAGCGCGCGGCGCAATATGCCGAGCTCGCGGTGCGGCTCACCAAAGACAGCAAGCGGCTCGGATCCGTCGGGCTGGGCGTTCCCGAAGCTGGGGGGATGTCAATTTCTGACATGGCCGCAGTCGAGACCGACACGGACCGCGTTCCCGGGGCATTCCGGATCGAAGAGTTCACGAACCCCCCGCGATTTAGCAATCCCCTCGACGAGTATTGATCCATCATGGCAACCGGCGCGCAGATGCAAAAGGATGTCGTCGCGCTCCTCCGGGATCACGGCTATGACCTCACGTTCCGCCGACCGAATAACGGCGGATCCTACAGCCCCTCGACCGGCACGATCACCGGCGGCTCGAACGCCGACGAGAGCGTCCGCGCGATCTTTCTCAATTACACGGCACGCGACATCGACGGGACGCTCGTGCAGCGCGGCGACCGCAAGGCCGTGATCGCCGCGACCTACAACGGGAGCGCGATCTCGAAGACCCCGCAGATCGACGACGAGCTGCGCGGAGAAGGTGACGCCGTCCGGATCGTCTCGGTGCAGACGATCAAGAGCGGCTCCTCGATCCTCGCCTACGTCTGCCAAGCGAGGGAATGATGGCGAACGGGCAGATCCTCAAACAGATCACGGTCGACTTCGACAAACTCGTAGCCAAGGCGGGCGTCACCGTCGGGCAGGCGCGCAACGAATACATAAACCGGCTCTCGCTTGAGGTCGTGCGAGGCACGCCGGTGAAGACCGGGAGGCTCAGGGCGTCGTGGTTCCTATCTCCGACGCTCTCGAGCTCTCCCGGCGCTTCCGCCGGTGAAGCAACGACCGGCGCTCCGGGCGTCACGATGGCGCGCCTCGCAGGTCAATCCGAGACGCTGGCACAGCTCGACGGCTCGATCTACCTGCTCAACGGGGCAAACTATGCGATCTTCGTCGAGGCGCGCACGCAGTTCTTACGGAAGGTGCTGGCGCGCTCTCGCTCGATCGCGGCGGCGGTCGTGACCGAGATCAAGAACATTAAAGCGACGGGGATCCCATGACAGTGATGCAGGACATCCGCGCGGCGCTCGAACAGCAGATCGCGAACGTCTCGGGGATCCCGTCGTCGAGCAATCGCGCTTGGGAGAACGTCAAATTCGTGCCGACGACCGGCACGTCGTGGGTCCGCATGGCGCTCGTCCCCGTGACCAGCCGCCCGGCGGTCATGGGCCCGTCGCCGCAGATCAGGCACGACGGATCCTTTCTCGTCACCGCGCACCTTCCCGAAGGCACAGGCCCAGCCGGTGCTGATGCTCTGGCCGACGCGATCCGCGCGGCATTCTCCGTCGACACCGGGCTGACGTCCGGCGGAACGACGGTGCGGTTCCGCTACGCCGAGCGTAGCGTCGCCGTTCTCGATGCGCCGTGGTATATCGTCACGGTGGCGATCTCGTGGTATACCTACACCAGCTCATAAGGAGGGCACATCATGGCGTTTTCACAAGGAGCCCGGACACGGCTCTCCTACATCGCAGAAGCAACCTTTGGGACGACCCCGTCGTCGTCTCCGGTTTACACACAGATCCCGTTCAACACGCACTCGCTCGACCTGCAAAAGAGCCGCGTGCAATCGGCGATGATCACTTCGGACCGGATGCCGACGATCGACCGGCACGGCCAGCGCGGCGTCTCGGGCGACATCGCCGTCGAGATGCGCCCAGCAGATTATGATTGGCTCCTCGAAGGCGCGCTCTTCGGCGCGTTCTCCTCGGACGTCTTGAACACCGGAACGACCGTTAAATCGTTTTCGATCCAAGACGCCGCGCTCGACATCACCCAATTCCGGACCTTCGAGGGCTCGATGGTCAACACGATGCAGATGACCCTGCGCCCGGACGAGATGGTCATGGCGACCTTCGGCATGGTCGGGCAGGACATGGCGCAAGCAGCAAGCGCGCCTTCTGGGGGAAGCTATACCGCAGCCTCGACGAACGAACCCTTCGACGCGTTCTCGGGCACGATCACCGAAGGCGGATCCGCGATCGCTTACGTCAATTCGATCGACTTCACGCTGAACAATAACCTCGGCCAGACCTACGTCTTGGGCTCGAACGTGACCCCGCAGATGGAGTTCGGGATGTCGACGCTCGAGGGGACGATGACCGTCTATTACCAAGACAAGGCGCTGATCGACAAGTTCTTGGGCGAGACCGAGAGCTCGCTCGAGATCGTGCTCGATGACCGCGTCGCCGGTAAAAATTACACGCTCCTGATGCCGCGCATCAAGATCAACGGCGCGGCAGTTCCGGTCGCAAACCCGCAGTCGCGCTTGATCACGATCCCCTTCGTCGCGCTCAAGGACAGCTCGACGGGGACGCAGTTCCGCATCACCCGCACGACAACCTAAAGGCTAGAAGATGGACCTAAACGACCTCACGTTCCGGGACACCTACACCCACACGATCCTCCACCCGATCACGAAAGACCCCGTCCTGCACAAGGACGGGGCCCCTCAAACGATCACGCTCTACGGCTCCGACAGCAAGGGCTACCGCAACGCGCTGGCCGAAGTCGCACGTCTAGGGGTCGACGACGCAGACGAGCGTCTGACAGCGTTTCTGGCGCTTATTACGACCGCTTGGCACGTCTACGCTGGGGGAGCTGATGCGAAGCTCGAAGACGCGAAGAAGGTCTACGGCGCGATGCCGCCCCAGATCCGCGACCAGATCTTCGCCGCAGCATCGGAGCGCGCCAATTTTTTCGCCGGGCCCTCGACGGGCTCCTAAAGCACGCCGAGGCCAGCTTTAAGCTCGCGCAGACCGACAAGGACGGGATCTCGATCCGCGCTCACTACGAGCACGTCGAGAAGACGACCGGGATGCGACCCCCAGAGCTCGATCTCCCAGAGATCCCCAAGACAATGGGCGAGCTCTGGGAGACGTTCTTGCGCCTTCATCGCTCTCGGCAGCCCGACGCGCCGATAGTATTCTCCGAGGTCTTAGCGTATAGTGCGCTCACCGGTCGCCGGTTTACCCCGCTCGAGGTGGACGCGATCTCTGCACTCGACGCCTTGTGGCACAAGGAAAGGGCGAAAAAATGGTCGACCTAGTGACGCTTGGCGTCGAAGTTCAGACAACCGGAAGCGCGCAGGCCGCGCAAGGGCTGGGGACGTTCCAGAAAGCCGCAACAGGCGCGGCAACCGCCGCAGACAATCTCGAAGACAGCGTCCGGCAGCTAAACAGCACTCAAACCAAAAGCGCAGCCCCAGCAAAGGGGATGGCAGGTGCAGTCGGCAACCTCGGCTCGGCATTCAAGAACAATTCGAGCGCGATCCAGAACGCGAGCTTCCAGCTCCAAGACGTGATCGTCCAGATGGAGATGGGCGTCCCGATCGCGCGGACGCTCGGGCAACAGCTCCCGCAGCTCCTCGGCGGGTTCGGACCGCTTGGTGCAGTCGTCGGTCTCGCGGCGGGCGCGCTTTTAGCTCTCGGCCCAACCTTGTTGGGCGCAGCCGCCGACACAAAAACGCTGCAAGAGCGGATCGACGAGCTATCCGATAGCGTCGGCGCGCTGCGCGATCTATCGAGCGAGATGGCGAGCCTAGACAAGCTCGCCGAAAAATACGGGGCCGTCGACACGCAGCTCGTGCAGCTTCTCGGGCATATGCGCGAACAGCAGATCATGGTGGCGCAATCCGCAGCGGCGGAGGCCGTTAAACAGCTTGCGGATGAATACGCCGTCGCAAGCGGACAGATGAACCTGTTTAAGATCACCGGCACAGGTGCAGCCGCCGACATCGCTAAAGAGCTGGGCCTAAGCAAAGATCTTATGATCGCATTCCAGAACGCGATTAAAGACGCTCAGAATGCGACGACGTTTCAAGAGCAAGCAGATGCGCTCGCAAAGATCGACGCGATCCTCGCGCGCTCAACTGTTGCTGGTGGAGAGTTCGCGCGCTCCGTCACCGACGCCGCGCTACAGCTCCGGCAGGTCGAAGCCGCCGCAAACGACAGCGCGGCAGCGGTCGCTAAGATCGTCGCGCTCGATCCCGAGAGCGGATGGCTCTCCGGCGCGCTCTCGCAGGCCGAGGCGCTCGCAAAGCAGCTATGGAGCGCCGCCGAGGCAGCGATGAAGATCGCTATCAGCACCTCGAGCGTCAAGATCGGCGCGGGCGGACGTCCGGACATCCCAGACAATACCGCGAGCATCCTCGAGGCGCGGATCCGGATGGAGCGCAAGCAAGCCGCAGACGCCGAAGCAGCGGCGCGCGCTGCGCGGTCTGGGGCCCAGCAATCACCGGCAGAGCAGGACGCGAAGCGGCTTTTCGAAGGCACGCGCACCGAGGCGGAAAAGTATGCGGCAGAGCTCGAGAAGGTGGCCGATCTTTACCGGTCCGGCGCGATCGACAGCGATGTCTATGCGCGCGCCGTCGGCAAGCTCGCCGAGGAGTTCGATCCGCTCGGGAAGCTCATCACAGGGCTCGCCTCGACCGTCGAGAACGAGCTCAACAACGCCTTCGCATCGGTGATCGACGGAACCGCAACGCTCGGAGACGCGCTTCTCAGCTTCGCCTCGAACGTGCTCGCCAAGGTCGCGCAGGATCTCTTCGCACAGCAGTTCGCAGCGCCGATCGCCGCTGGGATCAAATCGTTCATCGGCAGCGAGGACGGGAACGTCTTCGACCAGCGCGGGTTCGTGCCGTTTGCCAAGGGGGGCGTCGTATCGGGGCCGACGGTCTTCCCGTTCGCCAATGGGACGGGGCTCATGGGAGAAGCAGGGCCCGAGGCGATCATGCCGCTCTCCCGAGGATCCGACGGCAAGCTCGGCGTCGTCGCAGCGAACGGGAACAGCGCGCCCAAGATCACGATCAACAATTACAGCGGGCAAGAAGCGTCGGCGTCTACGGACAACATGGGGAACATCATCGTCGAGATCGGGCGCGCAATCGCGCAGGACATCACGGCAGGCGGGCCGACCTATCGAGCAATCAAGAGCACCTTCGGGATCTCGAACCGCTTGCAGCAAAGAGGATAAGAGATGGCAATCTGGCCTTTATCGCTCCCGCAATACTTCGAGGTCGGCGTGCAAGACACCCGACAGCAAGGGTTCATCCGCTCGCAGACGGACACCGGACCTTACAAGCAGCGCAAGCGGTTCACCGCGACGGCGCGCTTCTTGGCGGGCTCGATGCTCTTGACCGGATCCCAGCGCGCGACGTTCGAGACCTTCTACAAGACGACGATCTCCGAAGGGACCGACGCCTTCGACTTCACCGATCCGATCGACTTCTCGACCGTCTCGGCGCGCTTCACGCAGCCGCCTTCGTTGTCCGCAGTCTCCGGAGGAGATACCGCGACGACCGTCCAGTGGCGCATGGAGATCATGCTCGAGGTGCTTCCGTAAATGGCGCGCTCTCTTCCGACATCGGTCATAACGGCGGTCAATCAGCAGACAACGACGAGCGTCTTTCTCGTCCTGCTCGAGATCTATCACCCAGGCATCGGCACTTATTACCTCGTCAACAACACCGAGAACGTCGTCGCCGGAGCGACGACCTACCTCGCCTTCCCCTTCTCGGTGATGCTACCGCCCGACGATCCAGAGCTCCAAGTGCGAGCGCGGCTCACGATCTCGAACGTCACGACCGAGCTTGCCGTTCTGCGCTCCATAGCAGGGCAGCGCACGCGCGCGACGTTCGCGCTCAAGGTCATCGAGGCCAGCGACCCGACAACCGTCTTGCAGAGCGTCTCTGGGCTCGTGGCGGCGTCGGTGAGCTATAACGCCGACGTGATGGACATCGACCTGACGATCGACAACTTCCTAACGGAGCCCTTCCCAAGTGCAACCTTCTCGCCCTCAACGTTCCCCGGCATCTTCTAACTGGTGGAACGATTACATCGGGATCCCGTTCGAGTGGAACGGATCGACGCGCGAGGGCGCGTCGTGCTGGGGTCTTGTCTGCTTGGTTTACAAGGAGGTCTACAAGATCAAGCTCCCGCGCTACAACGAGCTCGAGACGCAGATCGAGCGCGGCGCGGGATCCTTCTCTGATTTCGCCTCGACCGGCGTGCAGGTCGACCTCGAGGACGTGCGCTCTGGCGACGTCCTCCATATGTGGGGCTTTTATAAGGGAAGACGGCGCGCGACCCATTGCGGGATCGTCACCGAGCCGGGGTTCGTTCTTCATGCGGAAGATGTCGTAGGATCCTGCGTTTCGCGCTATAAGGGGGATAACCGTTTCTTGCAGCGCGTGATCGGAGCATATCGCCTTGAATGATCTCGTCCCCTTCAAAGACCGCGCCCTCGCCGAATATGTCGAGATCACGCTGATCTTAAATCCCCTCGCCAAGGGCGAGCGGCTCGTCGTCCGCATCATGGCAGGGCAGACGCTCGATCAGATGATCGCCGCGCTGGTCCTCGAGGAGAGCGACCGCGAGCACATAAGCGCCTTCATCGGTGGCGATTACATCCCGCAAGATCTCTGGGCGAAGACCAGACCGAAGTCTGGCGCGTCGATCTATCTTCGCATCTCGTTGCAGGATCCGGTCTCAATGATCGCGATCCTCGCATCCGCCGTCGCGCCGACTATCGCGACAGCGATCGGATTTACGGGGTTTGCAGCAACAATAGCTGGTGCAGCGATCGCGATGGCGATCACCTACGCCGCTTCGGCACTCTTTGGTCCCAGACCAACCCAGAACAGGAACGAGAGCCCGTCTTACAATCTCTCGGCAGCGCGCAACGGACTGACCCCCTACTCGCCCGTTCCCGTCGTGCTGGGAACGCACCGCATGGTTCCGCCTTACGGCGCGGCTCCCTACACCGAGATCGTGGGGAACGATCAATATCTGCGCTTTGTGCTGATCTGGGGTTATGGGCCGGTCGATGTGACCGCGATCAAGATCGGGAACACCGAGATCGCGGATTACGCCGGTGTCGAGATGGAGCACGACTTCGCCGGATCCGCGTCGACGCTGGGGCTCTACCCTGCGGATGCCTCGCAAGAAGATCTCTCGATCCGCCTGACGACCACATATGTGTCGCGCACGACTGCGCTCAACACGACAGAGTTCGGGATCACTGTGACATTTCCGCAAGGTTTATTTTATGCGAGCGACAAAAAGGGAAGACTAGGTAATGAGGTCCAGATTACTGGGCAATATCGGCTTGTTGGAGCTGCAACATGGCTACCGTGGTTTGACGAGACATATAGGGATAACACCTCGCAGGTGAAGCGGATCTCGCAGCGAAAGACTGGGCTTACGTCTGGGCAGTATGAGGTTCAGATTAAACGCGACACTGAAGAGGGCCTTACTAAACCGAGGCACATAGACCGCGCTGATTGGAGCGACCTCCGCTCGTTTAACACCGACGCGCAGCCGGTGAAGCTCACCGGCATCGCAAAGAGTGCCTTCCGGATCAAGGCGACGGATCAGCTCAACGGCATTGTTCAGCAGCTCAACGCGATCGTCTCCTTGAAGATCCCGACGTGGAACGGCTCGGCGTGGACGACCACGACGAGCGCGAGCTCGAACCCCGCAGCGATCTTCCGCTACATCTTGAAGGGTGCGCCAAACAAGAAGCCGGTCGCAGCGGCGAACATCAACGACGCGCAGCTCGGCGCTTGGTTTACGTTCTGCGCGACGAACGGGCTCGCTTTCGATCAGGTGCTCGACTTCCAGCTCTCGGTCCGCGACATCCTGCAAGACGTCGCGAACGCGGGCAAGGCGAGCCCGGCTTACGTCGATGACAAGTGGACCGTCGTCATCGAGCAGACGCGCTCGACGATCGTGCAGCACTTCACGCCGCGCAACACCCGTAACTTCGCGGGCCGCATCCTTTACAACGAGCTCCCAGAGGCGCTGCGGATCCGCTTCTTCAACAAGAACGCCGACTATCGCGAGGACGAGCGCGTCGTCTTCGACGACGGGTTCAACGAGGCGAACGCGACGACCTATCAGGTGATCGACCTCCCCGGGCAGACCGACCCCGACAACGTCTATAAGCTCGGTCGGCACTACATCGCGGCGGCGCGCCTTCGTCCGGAGATATTCACGTTCGAGGTCGACATCGAGCACCTCATCGCGCTGCGCGGGGATCTTTGCCGCCTCACGCACGACGTCCCCAGCATCGGCCAGATGTCGGGGCGCGTCGTCTCGCGCGCTACGAACACGATCGTCCTCGATGAGCCGGTGACGCGCGAGGCGGGCAAGACCTACACGCTGCGCGTCCGCGCGACGATCACAAACACGTCGCTCGCGCTCACCGTGGCGGCAGTCGGGACGACCGTCACGAGCGACACCGTGATCGTCACCAGCGGCGGGACATCGGTCAACGCTGGGGATCTATTCCAGTTCGGAGAGCAGAACCTCGAGAGCCTCGAGGTGCTGATCGCGGGGATCGAATACATCGACGACCTCGCCGCCGTCGTGACCTGCGTCCCATACTCCCCGGACATTTACAATTCGGCGGCGACGATCCCCGCTTACACGACAATCCTCTCGACGCCGGTCTCGGCATCTTTTGTCGGTCCGCCGCGCCCGACGATCTCGCAGGTCGTCTCAGACGAAGCCGCGCTGCAAATTACGTCGACCGGCTCGATCGTTCCGGCGATCTTGCTTTATGTGCAGCCGGGCAAGACAGCGGCAGCTAATGACGGGACAGTAACGCGCACGTCATTCTTTCAAGCGCGCTATCGCCGGTCAGGAACCGACGACCCGTTCACCTACGCGCCTTATTCCGCCGTCGATGCGCCCTTTATTCTTCTAAGCCCAGTTGAGAACGGGATAAACTATGACATCGGGGTGCGCGCGATCGGCCCAGACGAGAGCACGACCAGCGCGTTTGCCGAGATCGCAAACCATCAAGTGCTCGGGGCAACCGCAAAACCTCCCGCCATTGACACTTTCTCGCTCAACACGATCGGCGATCACACCTATGTCGAATGGACCTATCCGTCGATCGCGGTCGACGTGACGGGCTACGAGATCCGCTACTCCCCAGACCAGAACAATACCGCGTGGTCGACGATGACCGTCCTCTCGGATGCGATCCCGAGAGAGGCGCGCTCGTTCACAATCCCCAGCCGGTCCGGATCCTACGGGATCAAGCCGATCGACGTGCTGGGCAATCGCTCGGTCGCCGCGCTTTATATCAACGCCTCCCTAGAGGATCCGGCGGCGCTCAACGTGATCTTGACCTTGCCACAAAACCCCCTTTGGGCGGGAACAAAAACTGGTGTAGAGCTCTACAGCGGAGATCTACAGCTCGAAAGTCAAAACTTTATGGCGTCGTGGACGACGCTCGCCTCTGTTTCTTTCATCGGGTTTACCGCAGCGACAGGTTACGCCTCGGTGGGGTATTACGAGTTCGGGGAGACGGACCTCAGTCAGGTCTACACGTCGCGCGTTACAACAGACGCCGTCGTAAGCACGTCCGGCGGGCTCTCCACGATGGCGGCATGGATTACGCTTTCCGGCGTGGCGACTATCGCGGGGCTCGATACCGGAGACGAGGTGCAGATCGAGATCCAAGTCAACTATTCAATCGTCGACAGCGCGACGCCGGTCTATCAAGGGTGGAGGCGCTTCGTCGTCGGGGACTACACGGCGCGTCACCTCAAATTCCGCGCGGTGCTCTCGACGCTTTATTCGACGATCACGCCAACCGTGAGCGCGCTCTCGGTCTCAATAGATATGCCGGACCGCATCGAGCAGGGGAACGACATCGTCTCCGGCGCGGGGTCTTACGCCGTCGCGTTCTCCCCGTGGTTCCGCGAGATCCGCTCGATCACGATCGCCGCGCAGAACATGGCGACCGGCGACTACTACGAGATTTCGAGCAAGACGCGCACGGGGTTCAGTGTTATATTCCGCAACAGCGCCGGAACAGCGATCAGTCGGACATTCGACTATCAGGCGATCGGGTTCGGCAGAGAGAGGGGCACTTAAATGTCGCAGTATGATTTCGGGACGATCGACCCGAACACGAAGAGCGGGACCGCGCTCGCAACCGATCTTAACTCGTGGCGCAACGCGCTGCACTCGACGCATGGCGGATCCAGCGCGCCGTCCTACATCACCGCCGGGATGCTCTGGCTCGATACGACGTCCGCAAACTACAAGCTCAAGCTCTACGACGGCGCGCAGTCGATCGACGTCGGCATCATCGACGCGACGAACAACGTCGCCCGGGTCGCAGTCGACAGCGCCGCGACAAGCTATATCACCGCGACGACCGCCGCACAGATCAAGTTCGTGATCGCGAGCGTCGACACCGCGACGATCCGCTCGACCGGCTTGCAGTTCAACATCGCGTCTCCTTACATCGGGGACAGCAGCAACAACGAGCTTTTGTCCTTCTCGACGACCGCGAGCGCGGTGAACCAGATCAACGTCGCGAACGCCGCGACCGGCACGAACCCCGTGATCTCGGCGATCGGTAACGACACGAACATCGGCATCACGCTGACCCCGAAGGGGACGGGCCGCACGAATATCGGCCAGCTCGCGCTCGACGGGACGACGATCACAACGACCGCCGCGCAGCTCAATTTCGTCGATGGCGTCACCTCGGCGATCCAGACCCAGCTCAACGCAAAGGCTCCGTTGGCATCGCCCGCGCTGACAGGCACACCGACCGCGCCGACTGCCACTGTTGGGACAAACACGACCCAGATCGCTACGACTGCGTTTGTTGCATCAAGCCAAGCGGCGGGTGAGGTTTCATTTTTTGCAATGAGTTCCGCGCCTACTGGATGGCTCAAAGCTAATGGCGCTGCGGTATCCCGCACAACCTATGCGGCCTTGTTCACGGCCATTGGCACTACATTCGGCGTGGGTGACGGATCGACTACGTTTAACGTGCCTGATCTTCGCGGCGAGTTCATCCGTGGTTGGGATGATAGCCGTGGCATTGACAGCGGTCGTGCGTTTGGCTCCGCACAAGATGATCAGATGCAGCAGATCACTGGGTATTTTGCGGCCTCTGGCGGATGGTCCAACATAACATCTGCGGCTAGTGGGGCTTTCTCTCATACGGCTCAAGCAACGGCAAGCAACGTGCCTAATAGCGGCGCACAGCAGCTTAGACGTTTTACATTTGATAGCGCAAATTCACCAAGTGCTAGAACAGGTGCTGAAACACGGTCACGCAACATCGCCCTTCTAGCCTGCATCAAGTATTGAGGTCAGCCATGCAAGTATACCAGACAGATCACCAAGGCTTTTATGTCGGTCAGACTATGGCTGATCCAGACCCGCTTGATCAAGGCAACTGGCTGATTCCCGCTGGTTGCGTCACTGAGCCTCCACCATCACTTGGTGAAAAACAGTTGGCGCAATGGGTATCTGGATCATGGGTTGTTGTGGAAATCCCAGACCCAGTTGAACCTGAGCCACTTCCTGAACCGGCATTAACGATTGAAATGCAACGAGCAGCCCGTGCAGAAGCCTACAAGACAGAAGCCGACCCGCTGTTCTTCAAATCCCAGCGCGAAGAAGCGACGACGGACGAGTGGCTCGCTAAGATCGCAGAGATCAAAGCACGCTTCCCCTATCCGGAGGCGTGAACATGAGCCCGGAGATGATATGGAGCGGGATCCTGACCGCCGCGCTCGGCGTCTCTGGGTTCATTCTCAAGGCGTTCTATGCCGAGTTGCAACGGCAACAGATCCTCCTCAACAAGACCCGCGAAGAGCTGGCGCGCGACTATGTGACGCGCGTCGATATGCACACCGACTTTAACCGCGTGATCTCTCGGATCGACAACCTCGATGCGAAGATCGAGCGGCTCCTTGATCGGCTCACTAAATGAAGATCAAGCTAGACAAAGATCAGGTCATCGTGATCTGCATCCTTGTCTTGGGTTTTCTTTTTGCCGCAGCTCTCGCGCACTCTCAGACGGTTCCGGATGTCGAGTGCCCGGAGGGCTACATCTGCACATGGTCGGGATCCGACGGGTCGGTCAATACGACGGGCGAGATGACGACGACCTTGATCTCCCCGCCGCCGTCCGCTATTTCGCCGCAGTTCAGCGCGGGCGCGGGGAATGACATCTGCACCGTGGGGGTCTCCGCCGCCGTCCAGACGCAGATCCTCGGTCTATCGGCAGGCAAAACGACGCGCGACATGAATTGCGAGATGCTCAAGAACGCAAAGGCGCTCTACGATATGGGGATGAAGGTCGCAGCGGTCTCGACCATGTGCCAAGACGAGCGCGTCTTTCAGTCGATGCTCGATGCGGGGACGCCTTGCCCCTACGACGGCATGATCGGCGAGGAGGCAAAGGCGGCGTGGGAGGCGGATCCCGAGCGCGCTGATCGCAACCCGAGGGGACATCTCGATGGCAAAACAAAGATGGGTCTGGGCGCTCTGCTTGGCGTTCTGGGGCTCCTCCTCGCAATCTGATCCTTACACCTACGGATCGACCGGCAACGCCGCAGCGGACGCGCTCTCGTGGGCCATGAGTAACGTCGTTCCAAACGTCCCGGGCTTGGACATCAGCGGCGTCTTTTATCAATACACGATCGACAAAGATCCGGCGGCGGACGCGCTGGTCCATGTGCAGAACGAGAACGCGCTGGGGACCGGTTACATCTTCCGCGAGACCGACGACTGGTCGGGCATCGCGGGGAACACGATCACCAAGGGCGTCCCCGTGCCGAACATCCCGCTCGAATACTGGGGCATCGGATCCATCGAGCTCGAGGGCGAGGGCTCGATCTCGGACGCCTCGGTGATCTACGCCTACCGGGTCGATGAATGCGCCAATCCGCAGTCGAGCCCGTCGTGCGATGGCTACGTTCCCCCCGCGACGCCGGTGACTATTGAGGAGCAAGCAACCTACGACGCCTTAGAGGATGACGCCTATCGGATCGCGAGCGCGAAAACGGATGCAGAATATCAGAACGAAGAGACCGCCGACGAAGACCGGAGCGACGATAAAAAACGCAAGGCGCGGCTCGAGCGCGGGCTCGCCGCATCGAAGAACGCGCTCGCCTTGGCCGACGGGATTTCTCAGGATGCTATTATCGCCTCGATGGGTTATACTTCCGACATGGCCGTCTATTACGCCGCGCAGTTAGAGGGCGGATCTTATGCGGACGCGCCCATGCTCGTCGACGGGAAGATCCCAGAAAACAAGCGCGGGCTACGGAATGGCCTAGCTCAACAAGTGCTGCACGAGCAACTGATCGGCTCGCAGTATCAATAGGAGACGCGCAGATGAAACACCTCGCAATCGCTCTTTTGGTCGTCTTGCCGCACATGGCGCTGGCCGAGGGCGTCCAGATCGAAGGCAATGTTCAGGCCAAGTGCATCATCCGCACCGATCGCACCGGCGTTTACGGCAACCCGACGGCGGACAAGTTAAGCGCGCTGGCAGCGGACGGCGGCGTGACGCCGATCATCCGCTACGACGTGGCGCTGGCGGGCTACTACATCGCGCGCATCACGCACCCGACAGCCTTCTCGACCAGCCCGACCTTGACCGACACCGTCGCATGGTCTGGGGGCGCGTCGGTCTCGAGCGTATCGAGCGCGCAGATGTCGGCCTATGATGCGGCGAAGGTCGAGTATGATGCGACGACCGAGTTCGATCTGACCGTCGCGGGGACGACATGGTTCAAGGTCGATAGCGCGGCAGAATATGGCTATAACAAAGCCTTCCCCGCCGGAACCTATCGCGCCGTCATTCAAGCGGACTGTATCGCAAAATGAAACGGACCGCCGCAGCCCTGATCTTGTTTGCCACGGGCGCGGGCGCGCACGAGATGACACCGGCATATCCAAAGCTCCATCAATCGGCGATGGCGCAGATCATGCAGGCCGATCTGTCACTCTTTAACGCGCGAGATGACGTCGAGTATTACGCGATCAGCGTGCTCGATGCCGAGATGAACCCGATCGTCTTCGCCTCGGCCCAGCGCGTTATGCACGTCCCCCCGGGAGGCAGGCAGGACTTCGAGATCTACATCAGGGAGGACGACATGGCGCGCGTCGTCTACGTCTGCACCACCTCGATGCTTCGAGCTGGGCAGGAGGATAACGCAATCATCTCGTCTCGGATCTGCTCCCGGCTCGATGGAGAGCGCGCATGAAGCGGCTCGCGCTGATCTTGGCGATGATAGGAGGGGCCGCGCAGGCGGACAGCACCTCGCTGGCATTGCAGCTCCCCTCGACGTCCTTGACCTATCAAAGTGATAGTTTCCGCGCTGGGGATCTGGACTGTTCGATGGCGATCGGCGGGAGCACGAACCTCGAGGTCGGCGTGCTCGGCGGTGTCAACAATCTTGGCGGCTCTGATCTAGCGCCGCAGACAAAGGACCTCGGGATCTTCGCGCGGATCGTGATCCCGCTCAACGCGCCCAAGTCTCGAATTGATTGCGACCAGCTCTATCTGCTCGAATTGCAACAGCGGCGGCTCGAGATCCAACAGCTCCAAGCAGAGCTCGAGGCGATGAAGGCGCTCCAAGACGAGCAGATGGATTTCGAGCCATGACGGATCTTGGCGAGGCGCTCGAGGAGATCGAAGGGCTAAAGGACAAAGGGGTCACCGTCCTCGGCCTGCGGATGACGCCTGCGACTATCGCCGCCGCCGTCGCGCTTTTGTCCACCGTATGCGGCACGCTCTATGGCGGGTTCGTGATGTATCAGAAGGTCGAAGAGGTCGCGGGCATGGATCTTGGGGCCTATCAACAGCAGATGGAGATCATGGACGCCAAGGTCCAAGAGGCGCTCGATTACGCGCGCGACATCAAGAACGGCTTGAAGGACGATATAATCCAGCTCGAGAAGCAGGTCGACCGGGCCGAAGATGCCGTCAGAACAAACGAAGAGAAGGTCCGCACCTTGATCGACGACGCCGAGAAGCGGTTCGAGACCCGGCGCGACCAGCTCCGAATGTCGCAAGACCAAGATATGAAAGAGCTCGAAGACCGACTAAATGGAAGATTGCAGCGGGCTCTAGACAACCCGCTCGCGCAATAGGGGATAAGGGAATGCTAAAACTTGAGAGAGTGCTCTGGCTGGTCTTCGCCGCCGCTATCGTCGCGATCTTCTACTTTTCCGCAGATGGGTTCTATCGTTACCCGTGCCAAGATCCGGCGCGCTGGTCCGCGCCTGAATGCAACCCGCCAATGTGCACCGCTCTCAAGTCGTGCACGAGCGACCTGATAGGAGGACAAGACATTGCCCAATAAAAACGACGCAGACCTGATGGAGGCGAAGCTCCGCTATTTTATCGGCGTCACGCTGACCTTGATCCTCGGCGGGACGATCTTCTCGATCCTTTACTCGCTGATCTTCGTGACGCAGCCTATGGGCGCGTCGAGCGAGAACGACCGCAAGTTCTTCGAGCTCTTGACCCCGATCGCCTCGTTTATCGTCGGCGCTCTGGGCGGCGTGCTCGCAGCATCGAACAACCGCAAACAAGAGACCGAGGAGGGCTCAGAATGATCGGAAAGCTCGTAGGCGCGCTCATAGGGCGCAAAGTGAAGGAGAAGATCGTCGACACCGTCCTCGATCAGGTGGATCTCCCGCCGAAAGTCGAGGATATGATAAAGTCGGCGGCGATCGACAGCCCGGTGGATATGCTCAAGAAGGTGATTAAATGAGCGCGCTCGACCGATCGAAGATCATCGAGCTCTTGCACGGCAACCCGGAGGCCGAGGCATGGGCCGACGCCGCACTCGAGATCCTGCCCAAGTATCAGATCACGACGCCGCACCGGATCGCTGGTTTCTTCGCTCAAATCGGCCATGAGAGCGCAGGGCTAAAAACGCTCGAGGAGAACCTGCACTACCGCGCCGAGACGCTCGACAAGATCTTCCCCAAATATTTCGCGAACGCTGGGCGCAACGCCGCAGACTATGCGAAGCAGCCCGAGAAGATTGCGAATATCGTATACGCTTCGCGCATGGGCAACGGAGACACCGCCTCGGGGGACGGTTATCGCTTCCGAGGGCGCGGCGCGATCCAACTTACCGGGCGCGACAATTACACCGCCTTCGGGAAGACGATCGGGCTCACGGCAGAGGAGGTCATCGACTACGTTCAGACCAAGCGCGGCGCGCTCGAGAGCGCGTGCTGGTATTGGAACAGTCGGAAGATCAACGAAGAAGCCTGCGACACTGGGGACATCGTTCGGATGACGAAGCTCGTCAACGGGGGCACGATCGGCCTAGACGATCGGCGCGCGCACTTCCTCCGCGCTCTCAAGATCTTGGACGGATCCGCACCAGCGCCCGCAGCGGGCTCCACAGCGCATAGCGAGACGCTGCGCATCGGTAGCAAGGGCGAGCTCGTCAAGCGCGTGCAGCAGGCTCTGGGCGTCGCCGCAGACGGTGATTTCGGCCCGGGGACGGAGCGCGTCGTCAAGGCGTGGCAAACAGCGAACGGCTTGACGCCGGACGGGATCGTCGGCCCGAAGACGCTCGCAAAGCTGATCGGCTGACGAAGAAGGCCCCCGGAGATCTTCCGGGGGCCAGACGCGCAGGGTGAAGGACTAGGCCGTAGCGCAGACAGGTCCGGACCACTACAAAAACCGCTTGCTTGCCGTTTTGTTGCGCGCGTCATCTAAAACCTACTTTTCCGGACCTCGATCCGCAAGCAGGATCTCGGCAAGCGCGCGGATCTGGTCCGCCTTCTCCACCGGCACGCGCACCTCGACGCGCACAAGGCCGCGCTCCCCGAGCTCGGCGCGCTCGGCGCGCTTGCGCTCTCGATCGCGCGCGCGGCGTGCGTCTAGTTTCTGGTCGGTCATATCAAGCTCCTCAAAGTCTCGGTGCACTTGTTATAGATCAAGTCGGCGTGCTTCGGTAGCAGCTCGGACAGATCCGCAAATCCGTTCGCGACCGTCTCGCGGATCTCCTCGATGTCCGTCGTCGATGTCTTCTCTCGGCGCGCCTCGATCAGGTCTTGCATGAGCTCGAGCTCGCGGGTCTCCGCAATGTCGAGCAGCGCCTCGACCTTGAAGCACAACGCGACCAGATCGTCCGTCTCGACGATCCCGCGATCTCGGATCTCTTGCAGGACGGCGGCACGCTCTGCGCTCGATCCATCGAGGGCGGGGAGCATATAGGACAGGGGGAGCTGCATGGCGCGCCTCACAATGTCACAAGAACGAAGAAGAGCAGGCAACCGACGTAAATCAGGCCGCAGGCGATGATTGCTTGAAGCGCGCGCTCAATGGCGTCGTGCTCGTTCAAGAAGTCGATAAAACGTGACCACATGGCAGATCCTTTCAGTGGGGTTTCTTGGCGCACTCCGGCCCAATGCCGGAGAGGATGCTTTCGGGGGTCGTGAGCTTGCGTCCGCAGGCACAGCAGCGCCCCTCGTGGAAGATCTCGAGATGCTCGGGGATCCGCGCCTTCGTGGCGAGCTGGGCGACTGTCCATGCGAGCGCCTTAAAGCTCGGCGCGTCCGGTTTGCCCTTGTTCCCGGCGACCAGCACGTCGCGCGTCGCGGCGGGGATGAAACCGATATAGTCGAAGTCGGTCTCGTTGTTCTGGCCGGACAAGACCGACGCGAAGAACGGCTTGCCGATCTCCTTCTGGCGGATCTTGTAGGTGTAGCGCGTGCCGGTCTTGGCGCTGCGGATCGTGAAGGTGGCGTTCCCGCCGAAGATGAAGCGGAGCGCGTCGTTCGCGCTCGAGAGCTCTCCGGGCGTGGGCTCTGGGATTTTTCCGGTCTCGTAGTGGGCAAGCATGGCAGATCCTTTCGTGGTGATGTGGGGGGCCGCAGCCCCCCGAGGTGATGTTAGTAGGGGCACTCGTCTTGCGCGGACCAGATCTCGGCCTGACGCTCGAGCATCTGCGCGTAAGCGATGCTCCCGTCCTCGTCGTAAATCTCGCCTTCGCTCGCGTAGTAATCTTCGCGCTCGACCTCTTCTTCCAGCAACAAGAGCACGGCAGCAATCGTCGCACCGGCGACGGTATGCTTCGAGCCGTTATAACGGACCGTGCCCATTGGACCTTCGCCCGGGAACGAGGTGATCGTGCCAATGTCCGCGCCGTCGCAAAGGACGTTATAGGCGGGGACGTATTCGGCGACCTGTTGGATCGTGAGGCGCATTCTGATGATCTCCGTTTTGTTTCGATGGTCTGGTAGTGAGACCTAGATATAGGACCGGTCTGCAAGCATTTCAAGGACCGATCCGAAAAAAGATTTAGCCGAGATCCGCCCAGTTCGGTCCGACCCCGCCTTCGATCAAGTTCTCGGTCGGCGCGCCGGGGAAGAAGTCGACGTAGGCGGCGGTCATGTCCTCGGCCATCGCGCGCTTGACGGTCTCGGCTTGCGTCTCGAGCGCCTCGTCAATCAGGGCGTCGTGGATCGTGGCGAGCAGCAAGGTGCGCGTCGGATCGAGCTCCCCTGATCCGCGCAGCCGATCGAGCGTCGCCTTGTGCCGAGTGATCGCGCGCGCCATGACCGAGAGCGCGGCGCGCTGGACGGGATAGTTCGCGCACTTGGGGAGATCCGCGTTTCGCTTGCCCAGATAGATCGTCCCGCCGTCGCACATGGTGAGGTAGCCGGTCGCTTGCGCTTGTTCTTGCATCTCGAAGCGATAGGCGAAGGCGCGCTTGTAGCGGTTCGCCCAGAAGTCGATGTAGGTCTGCGCCTTCTCGATCGGCGTCCGCATCGTGATCGAGAGCCCGGCGGCGGCGGATCCATAAATGATGCCGAAGGAGACCCCCTTCGCCGCGCTGCGCGCAGTTTTCCCCTCTGGGGTCTTCTTGTCGATCTTGTGCCCAGCGATCACCGCAGCGACCTCGGAGTGCACGTCACCGAAGACGACATCCTCGAGGAGCTGGTCGTCACCGGACAGGAGCGCGAGGACGCGCATCTCGATCGCCGAATAGTCGTAGGAGACGAGCAGAGATCCGGCGGGCGCGATGAAGCTCTTGCGGACGCGCGTTTGATCCTCGTCGTCGTCGAAGAGCTTCTTGTCGCGCGGCACTTGTTGCAGGTTCGGGCCGGAGCTCGAGAAGCGACAGGTGCGCGCCGCGCCGACGTTGAAGCGCGCGCGGACCCGACCGTCCGGTGACCGCGCAGCGGTGTCGATCACGGTGACCCCGAAGCTCGAGATATATTTCTGGATCCGCCGGTAGCGCGACAGAGCATCGAGCGCAGCCTCGACCGGCGTCCCGGGGAAGAGCCCGGCCATTTTTGCCAGCGCCTCTCCCGAGATCTCGAGCTGGTTCGTCTTCTCGGTCTTGGGCCAGACGGAGAGCACGCGATCGGGAAAGATCCGCGCGAAAAAATCGGAGAATTGCGGGTTCGAGTTTAGGTTCGCGACCTCGGTCTCCGGGATCAGCGCGCGGACCTGCGTCGCGAGCTCGTCGCGGATCTCCTCCCAGCGGCGCACGAGCTCCTTATGGGCGCGCCGGTCGAGCAGCATCCCCGCCTCTTCCATCTCGATCACGCCGAGCGTCATGTCATCGAGGAGCTGGGCGGCGCGGTCGTGGGCGGAGGTCGTCTTCTCTTTCCAGTATTGCCAGAGCTCGAAGGTGACGTCGGCGTCGCGGATCGCGTAGTCGAGCTGCGACGCGGAGAGCTCCGGCGCGCCCCAGTTCGAGACCTGCTCGTCCTTGGCGAGCTTCTGCTCGAGATCCCATAAGACCATGTCGGCCAAGGAGAAGCGACCGCCTCCCATGCGAGCGCGCCGCAGGTGGCCGACGTCGATGATCTCGGGCGTCGCACCGGCAGCAAGGAACCAGCGCATCTCGAAGCCTGAATTGAAGACGACCCAAGGGCCGGGAGGGACGAAGAGATCCGCGCAGGCGGCAAAGCCTCCCGGGATCTGATCGAAGTCGATGATGCAGCGCACCTCGGCGTTGCGGAGCTGGGCGAGCCGCACGCGCCCGTCTACGGGCCGCAGGGACGTCGTCTCGAAGTCGAGCGCGGTTGCGGCGTGGCACTTTTGCAGCACGCGCGACAGGGCGGCTCTGGTCGTTATGAGGTCGTATTCCATGCGGCAGATCCTTATGAGGGCAGGGAGCGCGTAGGACGCGCTCCCAAGGGGTTTAGCGGCGAGCCTTCGGCTTGGTGTAGGACGGGGCCGGAGCGGCATCCCCATAGACCAGCTCGTCGAGCGAGGCGTTCCCAGCGAAGAACGCTTCGACCTCGTCGCGCGTCGCCCAGCCCGAGACCCCAAACTTCGGCTTGAAGTTCTGCGCGCCTTGCGCGGTAAAGCTCTCAGCACCGAAGCCAAAGATCGGCAGAGCTGGGGCTCCGGATCCCATGCGACGGACGATCTCGTTCAAGAGATCGGTGATCGCGTTCCGGCCCGAGACCGAGTTCGTGACAAACTTGACGTTCGTCGCCGCGCCGTCGGTCGAGATGCAGCCGAAGCCTAGCGAACGATGCCAGCCTTCGCCCGTCTTCGTGTTGTAGGGCGCGTGGTCGGGCAGGTCGACGTCCTGCACGGCGGCGCGCTTGTTATAGATCGACCATTCGACGCGGTCGATCGGCTTGGACGCCTTCCAGCAGATCCAACCCTCGATCACCGACTTCGGCTCGAGGATGAATAGGACGTCGTCGGTCAGGTCGGTGCGGTCGCGCCCCAGAGCGTAGGATCCGGTCTTGCCGGAGAACGCGAGATACTGGACATTCGCGCCGGTTCCGGTGCGCTGCTCGTCCGTCGTGTCGGCCAGCGCCGCGATCATCTGATCGTCCGAGATCTCGGGCAGGGCGTTGTTGTCGAGGTAGGCGGTCAAAGAGGTCGTCATGTTGTGCTCCATTTTTTGCACGTTGCTACATTCCCGCGATTAGGTCGCGAGCGCCTTAACGGTCAACCGTTCGGACGGAAGACCGGTCTTCTTGAAGGGCGTGAGGTCGATCCCCGCCTTCTCCATTGCTTTTTGATCGAGACTAGAGCGACCGGCGACGGACGCGAGCTCAATCTCGATGTCGCCGACAATCGTCGAGGCGGTGTTCCGCTTACGGAGCTCCTCCTTGATCTCTTCCGCGATCTTGTCCTTCTCGTCGGAGAGCTGATCTTGCGTCTCCTTGATCTCGACGTAACGCTGCACGATCGCGTCGAGCTGCGAGCCGCGGTTCGAGCGCGTGAACGCCTTCGTCTCGGTCAGGTCGACGCCGCAGCGGTCGGCGTAGGGGCAGGTCTTGCAAGCGCCGGTGGCGCGCCCCTCGCGGTCGAGGCGGTCGACGTTCCGCGTCCGCAGCACTTGCCCGGCGCGCAGCGCCATATCGTCCATCAGCCCCGGGTTCCGCCCGATTGCAAAGACATCGAGCTGGTTAAAGTTCGAGGCGTCCATGTAAACGATCAACCCGCTCTCGATGTCGAGGCCGCGCACCTTGCGGACAAGCTCCATCCCGATCTGGATCTGCACGACGTGCTCTCTGCGCGGCAGGTTCGCGCGGTTCGTGCGCGGGTCGATGGTCTTGATCTCGAGCGCGATGTGCGCGCCGGAGGCGTTCCAGAGCACGCCGTCGGGCGTGGCCGAGATCCGCAGCTCCTCGTCCGCGACGCTCTCCTGATCTTCCCCGGCGTAGGCGAGCTCGATGCCGGAGGCGCGCAGCATCTCGACGACATATTTCTCGCCGTGGGTTCCGCGCCGGGCAAAGCCCCAATCCTCCGGCGCGGTGCTGGGCTCGTGCTTGGCGAACCATTGCTTGCGGATGCACGACAGCGCCTCGGAGGCGTTGAGGTATTTCGAGCGGTCGACGCTCCACGTCTTGCGGGCGTCGATCACGTCCGCGCCGCGCAGGATCGCGCTCTTGAGGTCTTCGGGTGTCATAGTGGCAGGTCTCCTTTGTTGAGGTTCGTTTTGTATTGTTCGACGGCGATCCGGACGCGCTCCTTGACGTGTTCGCTCCCCGAGGTCAACGCGGTGCGAAGGTAAGACCGCGAGAACCCGAGCGCCCGGCTTGCAGCGCACATCGAGCGAAAGGGGATCCCCCCGATCTCGACCGGCTTGCGCTGGGTCGTGCCGAGCCCGAGCTTGTCCATGCTCCCCCGGGCAAGCGCGGAATAAACCGCGTCAATGCTTACGCCGAGCGCACGCGCCGCAGCTCTTGTTGATGGATAGATGACCCCGCGCACACCGACCAGCATCACATCCCCTCCGGGCGTTTGGGGCGTCTGGCGGCAAGCATGGCGTCGGCGGCTTGATATGCTTGCTGCGCGAGGACGTCCTCAGTAAGGGCGCTCAACTCAGGGTTTGCCCAATACCCCGCCAAAATCCCGGACAGAGCTTGCCCCGCAAGCCAATCACGCAAGCTCATGCCTTGGTGATAGACGCTGTGCCCCGTCGTAATAGGAAACGCAGGGTTTCCGGTGTCGATCTCGCTCATTTCATCCCCTCCGGGCGGCGTGGTGGGTGCATCCGCGCCGTGCGCTCGATGTAAAAAATGTGGTTCCCATACATCCCGATTATTTGAAGGTCGTCGGCCCAGTAGGGATCTGCGTTGATCGTCGCGTAGTGGGTCGCGCCGGTGCACAGGTCGCATCCATTCAAGAGCGTCTCGTTCGCGATGATCTGCGCGAGCAGATACGCTTCCGGATCCGTCGGTTCGTCGCTCTTCCCGTCTTCGGTCCAGCTAAAGGCGCGGTGCTCCCAGACGACCTCGCAGACGGTGTCAGGAAAGCCGGGCGTCGCGACGCGCTCCATCGTCACCTCGGCGACGAGGCGCTGGCCGTCAACGCTTTGGTTCCGCGCTTCCCAATAGACATTCATGGCGAGGCAGGTCGCCGCTGCGATCGTTATCAATTCTCTTCTCCTACGTTGAGCTTCTGGTGATGCCGCGCTTTTTCGCGGCTGATCTTGTGGATCGCTTCGTCGATCTTGGTCTCGGTCTCGAGCGTGTCGATGTGGACGTGGCGCTCCTGACCCATCCGATAGAGGCGCGCGTAAAACTGATCCATGATCGCCGGGGACCAATCCTCCTCGACGACGATGATGCAGTTCCCGCCGCGCTGGAGGTTCAGCGAGACCCCCATCGCGCCGATCTGGCCGACGAGGACGTCGATCTCTCCTGCGTTGAACATCGCCTCGAGCTCGGACTTGCGCGACATCGAGGTGCGGCCGTCGAGGATCTCGCAGCGCAGCTCCTTGGCACGCACAGCAGCGCAGAGCCCGTCGATGACCTCACTATGCCAAGCACCGACGAGGACCGCTCCTGCGGTGTCTCCTGCGCGCTCTGCGATGACCTCGGCAGCGGCGGCGACCTTACCGAGCCCGATCATGCGGCGCATGGTCGAGAGCGCGGGATCTTTGGCGGCGAGCTTCTCCTCGACCTGCGCGCGCGACATCGAGCACAGATCCGCAAGCGCGGCGGTGAGCTCGGGCGAGCTCGAGAGCGAGATCGAATAGCGGTTGTGGGTGATCGGCGGCATCGCAGCCCAGACGTCGGCCAGCTCGCGGCGGACGGCGACACGGTTCGCGCCGGAATAGAGGATGTCGCGCAGCTCTTCGGTGTTACGCGAGCCGACGGTCATCGTGACGGGGAAGCGCGCGCCGGGGAATTGCTTTTGCTGGCGGACGGTGTAGCGGATCTGGAAACGCTCGATCGACAGACCGCCGAGCTTCGCCTTCATCGTCTCCGGCGCGGCGCGGAACAGGAAGGGGATCAGGTCGTCGTTCCAGCGCGTCGACGGCGTGCCGGTCAACAGCCAAGAGTGCGCGAAGGAGCCGACGATCCCGCCGGATCCGAGGATCGCTTTGGTGCGCTTGGCGGTCGTGCTCTTGAGGGCGTGGCTCTCGTCGCAGATCAAGACAGCCTTCGAGCTCGTCGCGCCGATCGCCTTGAGCTCGGCGGCGCGCTTGGTGGCGATCTCGTAAGACATCACGAAGATGCGCGCCGACAGGTCGATCTTAGCCGCGCCGGTCTTCACGATCCGCGCGACAGCGCCGAGGTGATCTTCCGCTTCGCGTGCCCACATCCGCAGCGCGATCGGCGGTGCGATGATGACGAGCGGAGCAGCACCGACGAGGCGCGCAGCCTCGAGCGCGGTGCGGGTCTTGCCGGATCCCATGCCGGAGAAGCATCCGGCGAATGCGCGGGATGCGAGAAAGGCGGCGTCTTCGATCTGGTGGGGGAGCAGTATCATTGGCAGGTCTCTTTCGGTTTACGTTGCTACATGGACCCATTCGGCCCGGTCCTAGACTTAGGCGAAGTCGAGGGGAGCCGTCAAGCCCCCCGCGCAGCTCACATCACGCTTTCGATAAAGGCTTGCGCTGCTTGGGCAACGATTGCATTGCCGTAACCGCGCAGTCGTCCCACTCTGGCGGCAGACCCATGAGCCAACGGGGATGTGCCGGGTTCAACTGGCCGCCACTTTCCATCGCGGCAGAAGAGCCAATCAGCATCTCGCCAGTGACCGTTAGTCGGGCTGGGCCTATCATCTTTGACATCTGCGTCAGGCTGGTTCCCGTCATCCCCGCCGTTATGCCAGACCCCGCTCGTTCTCCGTCCGATGCCGCTGGTGTCGGCCAGCCCTTCAACAAGGTCAGGCCGTGTCCCGTTATGTCCCGACCGCACATCGCTTCCGTCTTGCGCGTAAAGTCTGAGTTCCCCGCCCCCGTCTGCGTCATGGGCGTCGGCCAGCCCGCTAAGACCGCCGCATTCGGCACGGTGTCCGCTGGGTGATCCTTGCGTTCTTGCCTCCCAGATCCACTCTCCCCCTTGTAGTCGCGGGTCGCCGGCGTCGGCCATGTCGAGAGCTGGGCCTGATCCTGAAGCGCCGCCATCCGGCCCGCCTCTATCCCGTCCGCCCCATAGCGAGTGTAAAACGTCCCCTTCGCGTCGTGCGTTGTCGGCGTTGCCCAGCCTTTCTCCAACCCACCAGAGCCGCTGTCTG